GGTACCAGTTAAAGTGAATCGTTACCCTTACCATGTTGCGGGTGAAGACTCAGATCATCGACGATTTGCGAAAGGACGCCTTACAACCGGGCAAGTCCTTCCCTGCTGTTGAGGGCCTTCTTGGGGCCGCTTTCAGCAAGTATGAGGCATCGCAAGGTGCCCCGAAACCCAAGACGAGGTGCGTGCACCACGGGCTACAGCTCTTCGACGAGCTACTTCAGGGCGAAGCAGTCCTGGACCGTGGTGTCCAAGCATGGATTGCCTGTGTACTTGGTGTGCATGGGGATCTTGGAATCGACAAGATGGATATCCGAAAACTAGCGAGGGCGCAACCGGATGCTATCTACTTCTTTACTTGGCTCGACCTAAAAGGTTTCTTGCTTAAGTATGTGAAGGAGATGAGCGTCTATGCCGCCGCCGTAGGTTTGTCGCAGTCCGAGACCAATATACTTGGTCTGACTGCGTTAATCGCGAAAATCCGTGCCGACTCCGACCTTGTTGGCCGCGAGCTTCCAAGGCATTGGGACGATCTCCTAGTCCCGGGGTTGTACTTGTTGGGTGAGTCCCGCGTTCGTCTGAGGACGGTGGTTCGTTGTCGCTACGACTATGGACCTTCCCCGTCTGCTGAACGTAGGGCTCGCCTGTGCGAGAATATCCTCTATACTAAGAGAGCGATGCCTAACTCTAGTGACTTTGCGCAAGCGCAAGCGCTTAAGGATCATCAGAAAGCGCTCGGAACCGAGCGTAATCGGGACGAGTCCTATCCTTCGGGATGGGAGACGGCCCAGGATGATGTTAAGCAATGCATTACTGCCATTGTCGAGAGGGTGTATGGGGGCCACCACTTCCGTCCGGAAGAGGCCTTCCCGTCGACCTCCGCAGCGTTTAATACAACGCGCCAGGAGGGGGGGGCTTTGGGTGAGTTGATGATGGTGTTCGATACGTTGAACCGTCGTCGCGCGCCCTTGGTAGGCGATTACGATGGAGTAACCGACTTCGACCGGATGGTCGAAGTGTCGCCGGGGGTCGTCCGTGAGGTCCGGAGATCCCGAAGACGTACGGGCCAAGTCAACTGTTTGTCGTCCTTCATCACCACACGTGCTGTGTGGCGTGGTGTAGACAAAGGCTATGACTTGGGTGCTTTTGGGGAGGCAGAAGAAAGCCTCACCCATACCGTACGGCCTCGCAGCCTAGCGAGTCGTTCAACGCCACGGGAAACCGAGGACCAGGTTCGCATCTGTGCGAAGCCCTGCGTCATCTGTGAACCGTGCAAAATGCGACTTGTCACTCTTGGCGATGCACCCGCGTACCAGCGGTGTATCGCCCTCCAAAAGTTCCTTCACCGGACTCTGAAGCGCCACTCGGTCTTCCAATTCATTGGACACCCGATCGGCGAAGAGGAGTTTGCGACAAGGTTCCCAATGCACGTACGGTCAACGTGCTCTGGGGGGGAGAGTGAAACGACGTGGGGGCGACCCCATGTTGTGCTAGGTGACCCATCCGCCTACGGCGCGGAGATCCGTCCAAACCTCTACCAAGACGATCCCGATGTCATGGTTGTTAGTGGTGACTACTCAGCCGCCACTGACAATCTTGATCCGGGGTTAGCTCGGTTCGTTTGGGAGGAGATCTGCCGCGTCGCCAAGGTCCGCGGGGCGGACGGCGAATGGTGTCCTATCGCTGAGACTGAGTGGGCCCTGCTCGGGTTCGATGCACTGGTTAATCATATGCTCGCTTATAAGAGCAGGTATGAAACCGTGTATGTCGAGCAGAAGTGGGGTCAGCTCATGGGGTCGCCCATGTCGTTTCCGATCTTGAATATAGTTAATGCGGCAGTTAATGCCGCGGTAATTATTAAGAGTTATTGGATTGACACCGGGAAGGATCTCTCAGTGTGGGGCGCTTTGGAAGGGGCACACGTCACCACGAACGGTGACGACGTGATCCTCTACCTACCTCGTCGGCACTATGCGAGGTGGCAACGTTATGTGACGTCCGTAGGACTCGCCCCATCCCTGGGGAAGAACTACACGTCGACAACCGTCGCCATCATGAATAGTGAAATGAGGTACGCCGTCCGCGTTGCGGGCCCCCCGCAGATGACAGACGTCGGAGAACTGGTTTATCCGTCCGTGTGGCGGTATCGGTCTTTCTTCAACTCCCCCCTAGTGATAGGGATGGAAGCGAAGGGACCCGATGCCGGCACGTACGTGGCCGACCGGATGCCTCCGAGTCTCTTGGGCGCGCGTGCGCGCGCTGTCGTCCGCGGGATTGAGGTGGGGAGTGAGGTTTATTTCAATCGCTTAAGGATGTTCGCTGATTGCCACGAGGATCTGCTGAAGCATATCCCCGCTGGTGTTGGGTGGGAGGTCCCCGAGTCGCTCGGGGGACTGGGCATACCGCAGTTCCGTCCGGATACTGTGGCGTTCCCGAAGTCGGTTCTGTC